GTTGAAGAGGCTTTCGAGCGTTGCGGGAAGGAATTGCGTAGTGGCTACGATCTTCGTACCGCTCGGCGCAGCCTGAACCTGCTCACCGTTGAATGGGCCAACCGTGGTGTCAACCTCTGGACCATCGAGCAGGGTTCGATTGCCCTGAACGAGAACCAAGCGATCTACAACTTGCCGGTGGACACCATCGATCTGCTGGAGCACGTCACGCGCACCGGTACGGGTCAGAACCAGCAAGACCTTGCGATCACCCGTATTAGTGTTTCTACCTACGCCACCATCCCGAACAAGAACGCCACCGGGCGTCCGATTCAGGTGTGGGTGGATCGTCAGTCTGGAGCCACCTATCCGGCTGGCGGTAGGCCACAAGGAACCGATCCCGCCAATGGTATCGACTACCCCAAGATTTACGTCTGGCCTGCGCCGGACCAGAGCAACTACTACACGTTCGTGTACTGGCGTCTGCGCCGCATTCAGGATGCTGGTAACGGGGGTATGACCACCCAAGACATCCCGTTCCGCTTCCTGAACTGCTTGATCGCAGGTCTGTCTTACTACCTCGCGCAAAAAATTGCGCCGGACCGTTTGCAGATGCTCAAGATGCAGTACGACGAGCAGTGGAAGTTTGCCACCGAGGAGGACCGCGACAAGTCCGCAGTCCGTTTTGTCCCACGCCGATACTTCACCGAGTAAAGCATGGGTAACAAGTTTGCCTCTGGTAAGAATGCGATTGCAGAATGTGATCGCTGTGCTTTTCGCTACAAGTTGAAAGAGTTGAAGCGTTTGATCATCAAGACCAAGAACGTAAACATCTTGGTCTGCCCGGAGTGCTGGGAGCCTGATCAGCCGCAGTTGCAGTTGGGTATGTACCCGATTGATGACCCGCAGGCGCTTCGCAACCCGAGGCCGGACATCAGTTACCGGGTTTCTGGTCTGAGTGGTTTGCAACTGGTCAATTCGACTGGTCCAAACAAAGATCAGACTGGTACGGCAGAGGGTGGCAGTAGGATTTTCCAGTGGGGGTTCGCCCCTGTTGGAGGGGCAAGAGCCAACGATGTAGGGTTAACACCTAACAACTTGGCGCTTGGAATTCAACTGGGAACAGTGACGGTTGCAACGACATAAGGAGTCAGAGATGGACACGAAACAAGTTAAGAAGATCGCCGACAAAGAGGCGAAAAAGGAAGTCAAGTCGCACGAGAAGAAGATGCATGGCAAGGGCTATGCAAAGGGTGGCGTGACCACTGCGGCAATGAAGAAGTACGGGCGCAATCTGGCTCGTGTGATGAATCAACGTTCTACTTCGCGAGGTGGCTAATGAACACAGACAAGTTCGAATACTTCCCGGCTGACACCAAGGAGCCGTGCGAGAAGTACGTCCAGCCCAAGCCATACACACAGCCAACGCCCAACTCTGGCTATCCGAATGCCGTCCCGAATACGCAGACTGAGCGTACTCGCGGCACGAAGAACACCACCCGTGGGTTTGGTCACAGCAAGAAGATGGGGTAAGCGGTGAACTACACGGAACTGAAATCCAGAATCAAGGCGTACTGCGAGAACGACTTCCCACAGGCAGTCGGCGCGGGTGGCTTGACTTCGGACGAGCAGATCAACACGTTCATCCAGCAGGCTGAACAGCGCATCTACAACTCGGTTCAGTTCCCCTCGCTGCGTAAGAACGTCACTGGCACAACGACCAATGGCAACAAGTACCTCTCGGCCCCGGGCGATTTTTTGGCGGTCTATTCGATTGCTGTCATCGATTCTGTGACTGGCGAGTACCTGTACCTGCTCAACAAGGACGTGAACTTCATCCGTGAATCTTTCCCGTCTCCGACAGATCAGGGTAAACCCTATTACTACGCTCTCTTTGGTCCGACCACGACGAATAACACGCCTCCGGTCATCACCAACGAGTTGACCTTCCTGATGGGTCCAACGCCGAATGCGGCGTACAGCGTCGAGTTGCACTACTACTACTACCCCGAGTCGATCACCACCGCCTCCAGCGGTCAGACATGGCTGGGCGACAACATGGACTCTGTGCTGCTTTACGGCGCGATGCTGGAGGCAGCGTCCTTCATGAAGTCTGAGAAGGATGTGGTCGATATGTACATTGGTCGCTACAACGAAGCCCTGACCCTTGCCAAGCGTCTGGGTGATGGCATGGAGCGTCAGGATGCCTACCGTTCTGGTCAGTACCGGATGGAGGTTAAGTGATGGCTTTCACTGGCAACTACACCTGCAACACGTTTAAACTGGGTCTTCCAAGCGGAGACTTTGACTTCGCCTCGGGCACGACGGACGTGTTCAAGATTGCCCTGTACACCAACGCCGCATCGCTGGATGAAACCACTGCGGCATACACCACGAGTGGTGAGGTGTCTGCGACTGGATACACGGCTGGCGGGGAAGTGCTGACCCCGTCCGTGGCGATTTCCGATGGTACGTCCTTTATTGATTTTGGGGATGTGTCTTGGAACGGGGCATTTACTGCCCGAGGGGCGCTGATCTACAAAAACGGTGGAGCGGCAATTTGTGTTTTGGACTTCGGTGCTGACAGGACATCGACATCTGTCTTTCAGGTGCAATTCCCTGTTAATACCAACAGTTCGGCTTTGATTCGGATTTCTTAAGGAGCATGAAATGATCAACAACAAAGCAAAATCCACCGACAAGGTCTTCTCTGAAGTCCTGAGTGGTGGTGCATCTGAAGAGCGCGTTCGCGGTGGCGGCGTGTTTTTCGTTGAGTGCCGCGACAAAGATGGCAACCTCAAGTGGAAAGAGGAGTCCAAGAACCTTGTTGTGAACGTCGGTCTGAAGGACATGAACGACAAGTATTTCTCGGGTTCATCCTACACGGCAACGTGGTATCTCGGTCTGATTACCGGCCCGGGTTCTGGCACGACCATCTCTGCGGGTGACACCATGCTCACTCATGCAGGTTGGACCGAGGCAACCGCCTACAGCCAGTCTACACGTCCTGCTTGCACGTTCGGCGCTGCAACGACCGCTGATCCTTCGGTGATCAGCAACTCGGCCTCTGTGGCTGTGTTCAGCATCAACGGCACGGTGACGATTGCTGGCGCATTCCTGACCAGCAACAACACCAAGGGCGGCACGACAGGCATTCTGTTCTCGGCCTCTGACTTCCAATCGCCCGGTGACCGTGCGGTGGTGTCGGGCGACACGCTGAACGTGACCTACCAATTCAGCCTTGATGCTGTTTAAGGAGAAAACATGGCTACCAAATTCACAAAAGGTCAGAACGTCAAACTCGTTTCTGTGGCCCCGCAAGGCCCAGTCGTTGCACTTCGCATGGACGAGAACGGCACATTCTTCTATCTGGTTGAGTGGACCGACGAGGCTGGCGTAAAACAACAACGCTGGTTTGAAGAGGCGCAACTCGCGACTGCGTAAGGAATGTACGGACTCCTGCCCTATTCGACTGCGCCATACTCATCTCTTTCGGGTGCTGTTTATGCAGCGACAGTCGCTGAATCTGCCAATGCCTCAGACACTCTGAGCGCACTGGCAACGTTCGCCTCTTCCATTACGGAGAGCGCGACGGGGGCAGATTCCATCTCCGCTCAGGTTGTTTTCCAGTCCACCATCACTGAGTCGGCAACCGGCACAGACTCGATCTCCGGCAGCGTCACCTATGTGGTGTCGGTTATTGAACTGGCTACCGCAGCAGACACGATTTCTGCCAAGGTTGACTTCGCTGGCAGCATCCTTGAGTCTGCAACAGGCTCCGACACGATCAGCGCCAGCGCATCGTTTGCTCCGTCGATCTCTGAGAGCGCGACTGCATCGGAAACTGTGGTCGCTCGCGTGGTCTTCGTTTCAACGGTCAGCGAGACAGTCACAGCAGCCGACAGTATTTCCGCTGGTGTGTCAGTCAACTCTCAGGCTTCTGAACAAGCAACAGCGTCCGATACAGCATCCTCTGCCGTCACATTCGGCGCAAGCATCATTGAGGCCGCTACAGGCTCTGAACAAGCCTCCGCATTGATTGACTTTGGCGGTTTGATCACAGAGTCTGCAACCGTCTCTGAACTGGTCTCGGCAATCGCTACGTTCGTCGCTACGGCATCTGAAACTGCCAGAGCAGCAGACGCAGCAACTTCGTCGTTCGCATTTGCCACCAACATCGTTGAGTCCGCAAGAGCATCGGATACGGCATCCGCTGGCGTTGTGTTTATTGTTGCTGTCGATGAGTCGGCAGCAGCCAGCGATCTGATCAGTGGAGCAATCGACTTTGGCGTTCTGGTGCAAGAAGCCGCCTCCGGTTCTGATGTGACTACTACTCTGCCGATTTATGCGGCAAATGTGGCAGAACTGGCTCGTGCGTCTGACAGCATTCTGGGCCGCTTGCTGTGGGAAATCATCAACGACAGTCAGCCGGGAACTTGGAATGTGATCAACGCGCAAAGTAGCGGCACATGGAACGTGATTAACACGTCTGACCCAACAACTTGGAATGTCATAAAGACATCGAACTGATATGCCACTTGTCGTCAAAGATCGCGTCCGAGAAACAACGACCACAGCCGGTACAGGGACGATCACGCTCGCTGGAGTAGTGACGGGTTTCCAGTCGTTCTCCGCAATCGGGAATGGCAACACCACCTTCTACACCATCGCTGGTCAAGGAACCAGTGAGTGGGAGGTGGGTATTGGGACGTACACCTCCAGCGGAACCACGCTCTCTCGGGATACGGTTCTTGAGTCGTCGAATTCAGGATCGAAGGTTAACTTCTCCGCAGGGACCAAAGATGTTTTTGTCACTTACCCGGCAGATAGGACGCTTACCGGTGGTGGCGGTGGAATAGGCGCATTGGTGGTAAACGCGACAACAGTCACCGAAAACTACACCGTAGATACCGGCACGAACGCGCAATCAGTCGGCCCGATTACTGTGGCAAGCGGTGTCGCTGTGACGGTTGCATCTGGTCAAAGATGGCTGGTTGTGTAATCATTTGACAAGAGGAAAAGACTATGCCATCCACATACTCAACCAACCTAAAAATTGAACTCATCGCACTAGGTGAGCAGGTTGGTACTTGGGGAACCACAACCAACGGCAACCTCGGTACGGCGCTGGAGCAAGCCATCGTTGGTCGCGTCACTGTCTCGTTTGCTTCGGATGCGAACAAGACCCTGACCCTCTCCAACACGAACGCCGCGCAGGATGCTCGTGCGCTGTTCCTGAACCTGACATCGGCTGTCAGTCTCACCACGACCCGTGACCTGATCGTTCCGGCGATCAACAAGAACTACATCGTCAAGAACGGCACAACCGGGGGCCAGAGCATTCGGGTGATTGTGGCTGGCGTGGGAGTAACCATTCCGAACGGCAAGACCGCGCTGATCTACAACGACGGAACGGACATTACCTACCAGTTTGATTTCGCGGGTGACTTGACCGTTTCAACGCTGACATCGTTGGGTGACGGCACATTCAGCGGCACTGGACAGGTCAAGTTGCCTGCCGGAACCACAGGTCAGCGCAGCGGCTCCCCAGTCAACGGGATGATCCGATACAACTCCAGTCTTTCCCAGTTTGAGGGTTATGGCGCTGGGCAGTGGGGCGGCATTGGTGGCGCACAGGCTGGTGGCGCGATCATGACCAACAAGGACGTTGCTACGGTGAGTTACACCATCGCAAGCGGCGAGAATGGCTTGAGTGTCGGACCGGTCACTATCGACTCAGGTGTGACAATCACAGTTGCAACGAACCAGCGTTGGCTGATTCTGTAAGGAGAGAAGAATGACTTTGATTTTGAATGGAAC